TTTAATAAAAGCTTTTTTCATATCTTTATTTTGCATTTAAAACACTCTTTGGTATAGCTTGACAGTTCCAATGTATAAACCTAAAAGGTTCATATCCCATATCTACCACGTATTGATGCGGCATGTAAGATGGAAAAAACATTGTTCTACCTGGTTTTACTTTATAATTAATTTGTGATGATGCGTAAGTTACTTTTGTCTTATCTGTTTCTGGTAAAAGATTCATAACATTACCAGGCCTTGGGTCTTCAAATAATGGCATAGATGTTGCCTCACTTGCTTTTAAAAAATAAAAACCAGATATGTGACCATTCCAATGTGTATGTAATGTATGATGTCCACCACCTTTTTTAGCAAACTCTTGCACCCACATTTCTGTAACAAACAATTGATAATTAGTCATATCAAAACCCATTTCAATTAATAAATTATATGACGTAGCCCCTACATAATCTTGTAACTTTTTAAATTTAAAATCACCTATCAAAGTTGTTGAGTGAAATACATGTCCCATGTCTCCTTTGTTTCCAAATTTTTTATTTCGTTTATCTATGGACTCTTTTAAATTTTTCTTAGATGCTTCAATATAAGGGTCTGACGCATTATTTAATTCATTAACAAATCCTGGTTCATCACTATACCATATAGGACAAGGGAATAGATCCTCTCTATTTAATTGTTTTGGAAATTGTAACTCTTGTTTAATAGTTTTTACTTTATTCTTTTTCATTTAAACGGCCACCCTAAATTCCATATCACTAAACTTTTTCTTTCACCTTTTTTAACTGGACATACTCTGTGCCACACAAAAGATGGAAAAACAACTAAAGATCCTTTTGGTAATATTTCTTTACATTTTACTGGTTTTTTAGGTTTGTCAGGATCTAAGTTTCTAAAATCAAATTCTAACTCACCACCCGAATAATCTTTTGGATCTGATAGTGTTACCGTTACAGATAATTTTCTAATTTTACCATGTGATGGATCATTAGGTTGTTGTCTTATATATGGTCTATCCCAACTATCACAGTGCCAATCATAATATTGACCTTTTTTATATTTTGTAAATTGACAAGATTCAGAAAAATTCCATTCAAAATTCCAACCTGCATTTGCATTTGCTTGGTGCACATAAGGTTGTATTTCTTTGTAAATCCATCTATCGCTCATCCAAACAATATTAGAATCTCTTTTAGTTTTTAAATCTTTTATTTCTTTTTGATTTAATTTTTTATCACCATAACCACCAGTCACCGCCATTTGATCTTGTAATTGTTTTCCGTATTTAACTATGTCATCACAAATACGAGAGGGCACAGCTGATTGAAAATACCAATAATAATTTGTTAAATTCATTTTCTTTCTTTTACCACCATAAAAAGAATATATCTATTTTTATGAAATAGTCAATGTACCAGAGGCTGTAAATTTAGCTATCTTATCGCCACCTGGATGCGTTGACCCTGTAAATGCAGCACAAGGACTACCTGAAAATGTAACTGAACTTGGTCCTCTAATTACAACAATACCTGATCCACCAGCAGAACCATTGTCACCAGAGGTATTTAAATATTGACCTCCACCACCTCCACCGCCAGTGTTTGTTGTCCCTGCAGTTCCATTTGCTCCACCATCTGGGCCTCCTCCACCATTTCCACCACCGCCAGATCCTCCTGGTGCTTTTGGACCACTAGAACCATAATTAGGTGATCTTGAACCTCCACCGCCACCACCAGCGTAAGATGAGTCGGGTCCTAAAATTGTATTAGGTGCTCCGTTACCCCCAATACCTCCTCTATTAGGTGTAGGGGATGACCCTCCTGTTGCAGTTGCTCCACCGCCTCCACCACCATGTCTTATACTTGGTGCAGGAGAGGGTGCCGATGGACCTCCATTACTTCCTTGAGGTGGACTTGTTGGAGGAGTATTTCCGCTTCCTCCTGGATTTGTTCCACTATTATCTGGTCCAGCACCACCTCCACCACCACCGGATCCACCGTTTTGACCTGTATTATCTCCAGGGCCTGGGCCATCATTTCCTCCACCACCTCCACCACCTCCAGTGGCTGTTATGGTTGAGAATACTGAATTTGATCCAGAAGTTCCTTTTTCATTAGAACCTCCAGATCCTCCAGCACCCACTGTTACTGCGTAATCTCCTACCTCTAAATCTGCTGGTAAAGCTGTACCTTGAAGTGGGCTTGGCCCATATCCTGATGCTCTATATCCTCCAGCTCCACCACCTCCACCTGATGTGCTACCACCGCCTCCACCACCAGCGACTACTAAATAATTTAAACTAGCACCTATAACTTGAAGAATTGAACCATTAGGAAAAGTTGTAGCTGGGTTTCCTCTTTCTTTAAATATTGTTTTTAAATTCCATACACCACTTGCTTTGTTTAATTCTTTTACTAAAACAATTCCTGAACCACCTGCTCCAGATGCTTGTGGTAAATTACTTGAACCACCACCTCCACCACCTGAATTTGTTACTCCACTTTTTCCAGCACCACCTGAATTAGGTGTTCCATCTGCACCTCCACCAAGTCCTCCATCACCTGATGTGCCTGGCTGTCCTCCTGCTGGACCATAAACTGATCCTGCAGCTCCACCTGCAAAATGTCCACATGCTGTGTTTCCTCTTCCAGAAACATTAGATAAATAGAAAGGTTGTGGTGCAGCTCCAAAAGCTGGGGTTACATCAATACCATCACCACCATCTCCAGCAACTCCTGGACCTGTGTCGCCTGGACTTGTTCCATTTCCTCCAGCTGCAGAGGCTCCTCCGCCACCTCCACCTCCGTGATAGTTTTGATCTGCATTAGTATCACCTTGACCTCCTGCATTTCCTTCAGGTGGATTAAAACCTCCTGCATTACCTGAACCACCTGCTCCTCCAGGACTGTGTCCACCTCCTCCTGATCCCCCAGATAAACCTGCAATTGGAGAAGTGCATCCACCGCCTCCACCACCTCCTGATGATGAGATAGGGTTTAAAGGATTACCAAATGTAGAAGTATTTCCTGGATTACCATTATTTGGAGCTGGATAAGTTTTTGATGCACCTCCACCTCCAACTGTAACTGGTATTTCTGTATTACCATTAACAGTGTGATCGGTTAATAATCTTGCCCCACCAGCACCTCCACCACCTCTTCCAGAATATCCTGCTCCAGCTCCACCACCAGCTACTACTAAAATATTTGTAAGTCTAGTTCCTGGTTGAGTTGTAACTGTTCCTGAAGATGTTTTAGATGTAACTTTTTCTCTTCCAAAAGAAGTTACATTTTTTACACCAATGATTCCGCCATTAGTTCTAGGCATGATTTAAGTCTCCTATGCGGACACCCAAGCTGTGCCATTCCAATCATATACTGTTGGTGTTTCCGCTGTATCGTTTGTTTTAGTTGCTTCCCAACCTTTATTATTATCGGCTTGATATTTTGTTTCATTCCATCTAATCATGTAAGCCCAAACAACTGGATCTTGACCATCATCAACAACAGATGGATAAGTTGTTGGCGCTTGCCAATCATCATTACCATCTAGTAACCAAGATGCATAAGGTTGTGGTGTAATAAATTTATTTTTAGATGCATCATATCTATAACCAATACCTGCATATTGTTTTCTAAAATTATTATTGTAAGATGTTTGCTTCCAAGTGCCACCTCCAAAAAAATTAACACACCATGTTTCACCATCGACATGCATGTCATTATCTTCTAATGTGCCACCATTAGCTTCAATATCATTTGCTACAACTACAACTCTTTTTACAATCAGATGTGTATTAGATGTAAAACCTGTTGGGTCTGTTTTTGATTCTAGTTCTGCAAAATGTGCCATTTTATTTCTCCTTAAATTATATATTATATATTAATTTTAAAATCCAGTCCAATCTCCTGTTTTACGTAGATCATAAACTTCAGCTAGTGTCCACATACCAGGTGCTATACTAAAACTTGAAGCTGGTTCACTAATTACAACTTTACCAGATCCGCCAGCACCACCATAAGATGGACCACAGTGACTTCCAGATCCACAATAAACTGTTGCTCCTGCACCACCTCCACCGCCAGTGTTAGCTGATCCTGCTGTACCATTATTTTTCCATGCACCTGCAGCTCCACCACCTCCAGGGCCTCCACCTCCAGCAGTTCCTTGAGGTGCACCATAGTTTGATCCTCCACC